GGATGAATGTGAATAAATCTTTAAATTTTTCTTTCTTTATTCTCCAAAAACTTAAGTACTTTAATCGAAGCATCAGTAGCCCCGTGACACACCAAACAGGTATAACCATGTCTGGATAAATAACTCATTATCTTCTTCTGTGCCTCTGAAACAATGCCACCCTTTTCTCTTTTAAGCTCAATGTATAACATCCACGACGGCACAAAAAGATCCGGAATACCCGCTACGACACCCATCTTCTTTAAGCGCACAGCGGTTTTTATAGAACGCTTTTCCCCATTTGGGCAATGATAGATTAAAACACCCGGGAACTTCTGGTGAAACCAGATCAAGAAACCATATTGGTGGGATGCTTCGGTTGGTTGTTTATTTTTTACTCTTATATGATCACAATCCTTTTATATGATACTTTCATATCATGAGATTATAAATCTATCTGTTGGTATCAGAATATAAAATTTCATATATATTTTTTACTATCCCGACACTCCAATCAGATGTAAAGATTCTACTACTTTATCAAATTTACAAAGAGTGCAATTATTCTCATATGAATAACACTTTTCACTGTTCATTTCACCACAGCAAGATTCATCGTTAATTTTAGAAAGTCCCTTACGGATCAACTCACACATCTCTATCTTTGCCGCTTTACGCTCTGCATAAATTCTATCATCAATTTCCTTAACTTGATTTAGTGTATATTTAATTTCTGATCCGGGTTGATGAAAATTTAATTGTATTCCGGATCGATGAGCAAAACCACGCTCGCTCTCCTTCTTTGTTGAGCACCCCTTTTTTAGATATTCCGGACAATCGCAACATGCCCACGGCCATTTACCCGGGCATTTTCTTTCTGTGGTCATTTTAAACAGATTTCTCCCACTCTTCGTGTGGATGAAAATTAATGTTTTGTTTCTCAATAGGATACTTTTTAATAAGTTCCATCATTTCCTCAAACGTTCTTTCTCTATTCTTTTCCATCTTCCACAACTCCAAATTTCTATATCACTATACGTTCTGATACATTATAAATGTATCTAATTCATCCCCAACTCTCCTTACCACACATCTTGCATTTAAATATATGATAAAACATACTATGTTGTTGTCCGGAAACAACCCCGGGAACTACCTGCTGCTTTCCAGTGTCTTCCCATTCGCGCAGACCAAACAAACATTTTATAGTTTTTGTCATCATCCTTCTTCCTCCAATCTCTTCTTCGCCAATTCAATATACTTTTCTTCTTTCTCTCCAATACAATCTCGTTTAAGTCGTTTACAGGCAACGGCGGTTGTGCCGGAACCTAGAAACGGATCTAATATAACATCTCCTTCTAATGTAAAATGTTTAATAATAAATTCTGGTATTTCCAACGGGAATACCGCATGATGACCATTCGCATGAGCAACCGAAGTCTCAATATAATTTTTCACATATCTTGAAGGAAATGAATGATGTGTGAAAACTCTTTTATTAGGAGAGTCGTGACTAAAAACAATTATAAGTTCAATTGTGGAAGTGAGTAAACCATCATTATATCCAGACGGCGGCGGGTTTGTTTTACCCCAATATATCATATCTTTAATTTGGGATGCATATTTTCCGATAATACGAAAAACGGATACTTTGTTTGAAGCAAGTATTTGAATATTAAAAAACACGTGGTATTTTGTAACTCTTAATAATTCTGATATAGTGGTATCCAAGAAATCATAATATTCATCTTCAGATAATTTATCAGTGTTGCTAATATATTTTTTCGCTCTGCTATGATCGTTTTTACCAACGTTGTATGGTGGAGAAGTTATAACTATATCCACACTCTTATTATCCATCTTCTTCATAACTTCCAAACAGTCGCCTTGGATTATCATTTCATCACCCAATTACAAAATCTAACATACCCTATATACAACAATGCGACAATCGATATGATAAGCATTATTATACCAAATAATAAAATTGATGCTGCTACTAAAAGTGGTGTATCATCTGGTAAAAGGCGTAATACAATAAGCGAAAACATAAAACACCCAATTCCAGATATAAAGAATTCAAACACAACCGGATCGCACGCTCCCGCTCTTCTCCGATCTCTTGCTTCTTGTATTAGTGTTGTCATTTCACCCCTCCAACGTCTTCTGCGTCGATTGCCCCTTTGCAAAGACGAAGCCCGTTATGCGCGGCCATTTTCCTTCCATCTTAACTTGGATCTTCTCAACCTTGCGCCACGTTGACCATTCTTTTAAAGCCTCGTCCACCGAGGAAGCAGTCCCCCCAAGTTGCTTAATAAGCGCCTGCGCCTTTTCTTTCGCGTAACCCTTATGATCGAGACATGCCCAAACCGCAGTCTCTTTATCTAGGTTGTCGTAGAAGGCAATTTTTACAGACGGAGTTTTCCCCGGCTTTGCATGTTTTGAGACCCACATTTGTTTTACGTCTATGAGGTATGGTGTTTGTTGATCAGATAATACGGCTCCCGAATATGCTTCCGTGCCATGATTGGCTTCTGCTTCGGGAATTGGATATTCAAATCCACATGCGGGACAAACGGAGATGCGTGCATGATGAATACACCTGCATTCTGGGCACTGTCGCATTGGTGGCTTACCTGCTGGCAAACCAAACACATCTTTTACTTTAATCGGATCTATTGCATCAAGAACACCAAAGCGACAAACATTACCCCCGTAGTCCATCAAAAGGGTCGATGACTTGCCCGGGTAAGTACGCGTTCCTCTTCCGACGATCTGAACGTATTTCGACGCCGACGTGGTGCTCATCAGCAATACAATCATATCAATATTTTTCGCGTTAAATCCGACCGAGAGTACAAGAACATTACAAATGCATCGCAATTTTCTGTTTTTGAAATCTTCTAGTATTCTATCTCTTTCTTCAATTGGTGTATTACCAGTTAAAACTTCACAACTAACATTATATTTTCGAATTTCCGCTGCTACACGCCGTGCGTGGTCTACTCCACAACAATAAACCGCCCATGATTTCCTATCTTTACCATATCTTACAAATTCTTCAACCGCAAGTTTTATCAATTGTGGATCAGATGCAGCCACCGCTAATTCATTTTGCGCATATTCACCAGCACGAATATGCACCCCCTCCAAATCAATCTGCTTGACGCCGCCCTTCGAGATTACTGGAACAAGGTATCCTTGATCTATAAGATCTTTTAAACTCGTGCTATGTGCAATCCCATCAAAAATGGCACCTTCTCCTTCAACAAGAGAACCACTATCCAGCCTATATGGTGTTGCGGTTGTGCACCATATGACCACGTGGGGATTACTGACTTTCAGTTCTTTTATAAGACGACCATAACGAGTATCAGCACTACGGGGTATCATATGTCCCTCGTCACAAATGAGAATATCGATTTTATTGGGAAATTTATATATTTTATTGTAGACACTTTGAATTCCTGCAAAAATTATCTGATTTTTCATATCTCTGGAATTCAAACCAGCAGAATAAATACCTGCATCTGCTTCCGGCCAATTCTCTTTTAATTCCTCATAATTCTGCCTAACCAATTCACGCGAATGCACTACTACCATTATATGAACATACGGATATTCTTTGCATGTACGCTCACAAAAGGACGAAATCAGAAGACTTTTCCCCGCTCCCGTCGGCAAGCACACGACCGGCGCTACACCTTTTCCCGACTGCCAGTAATTTTCCAGATCCTGCAACGCTTGCTCTTGGTAGGGTCGTAAAGTTAATGCCATTCGCGCAACTTCCTAGTTATCTATTGGTTGGAAAGTATTTATAAGTTTATCTTCTCTAAAACCATCCCAACATCATAAACCCCATCGCCGCCCATTTGATTCAACACAATGGTTCCTTCGGGTGTATTTTCAAAATAGTTAGTAATGTTTAAAAGTTCATCCCACTTATCTTCCAAAACAATATAACAAGGATCACTTACAACGAGTCTGCCGGATATAATGTTAATGATGCCAGAACCTTTAAGGTCTCCCATCATAGTATTATTGATTGTCCAATTTAATACATACTCACCCGGTTCAACAACAAACATTTTCTGATATTTGCTACCAATTGGTTGGTGATCCTTTCCGTAAAAATCTTTATCCGATAAAAGAATCAATCCGGAATCCACACCAATATTCTTTGCAACGAGGTTATAAGTCATAATAACTTATACGCGTTGATTGTATTTAATGGTATTGGTTTATATCGTATAACAATAGAACCGAAAGGTTTATAATGTAGTAATTACTTATTTGTTGTTATGACTACAAGGTATGAAAAGTTACAAGAATTCGCACGCGAAATTGATTGCAAACTCACAAAAGTTCATCCAGAAGGTCTCGCGGTTCGTGCACCTTATTACATCCACAAACCAGATGGCGGAATACGCCCCGCATTTGATCTAGACAATGCCACACTCCTTCTCAAAAACGAACTTAAAAGACAGAGTGGTGGATATTCAAAACATAAAGATCTAATGAGGAATCCGTTGAGAGATTAAATTAATCCCCGATTTTTAATTTCCGTCTTAATTCACAATTTTCATCATATAAATTTATAAGAGCAATCTTTATATATAAAGGCAAATTTGGTCTTCTATAATCCGTTATTTTTGTTCCATCTGGATATTCCGTAACCACCACAAAGATGGGGTAGTTATCTTCGTTTTTAGTCATATTTGATATTTTAAATTTCTCGTTCATGATATCATTCCCCATTCAACTCCCTACACCAATCAACATCAATACAATAAATCGATATGTATTTTTCATGATTGTTTATTCCTCTTCATTATCTCCTTTTCCAAATCCACGCTCAATACAAATCCGGGGCCATTTATAATTCCACCTTCGTACTCAATAGTTCCCATTTCCGGGTCTGCACCAATCAACAACAGAGGCACGAGATCGGGGATAAATACGTGACCCTCACACGCGGTTTTTTGTTCAAACTCACTAATCACCTTTTTCTCTCCACGCCCACACGTCCATGTGCCGTCTACTTCTGGGGTGGAAAAAGCGCAGGTGCGACATGAGACTAATGGTAACGATTTACCCCAACACAAATCCGCGTGGTCGCAGAATTTACAACGGAAATCGGTTGACGATTCGCCGAGTTTTTCCAGTGGTGTGGGTGTATAAATAACACGGCGCCCCTTTTCAACCAATCTATCTGACAAGTCTTTATCGAAATACACTCGTTCTCCATACAGGCGGTCATCGTCTTTACAACAGACAATATAGAAAGCCCTATCAAGTTTGGCCCATCTCATATAAATTTGCATCTGACAGTAGTGCTGGTTTTTTGCTTTCTCGACACCTTCTTTTACCAACTTGTCATAAAGCTTCTTGGAACTGGTCTTACATTCAACGACATGAAAGGTCTTGGGCGCTTCTGGGAACCCGATTCCAATGCCATCCACGGAACCAGAAAAATGTCCAAATTCTTCCTCATTAAAATTTATTTGGCTGCCGTCGGTTGGATCTCTGGAATATATAGTAATGCCCACAGAACGCAAATTTTCGATAATGCGATCTTCTTCTTTGTACCCAGACTCAAATAATCGGAGGATGCGCGATTCAAACCGGGGGTCGCTGCACCACCTAAAATCCATCCAGAGGGCACGGGGACACTCCTTTCCGATTACCGAGGCTCCGAGGTGTGGGCGACGGAAATCTTTTGCTCGATCTGCGTAACCTTTATATAGTAATTCTATTGTTGGTGTGTGTTGGATTGGTAGTTGGGCCATTATTTTTTCTCCTCCGAGTAACATTTTCCGCCATATTCATTTAATATCAATTCTGTGAAGAACTTTCTATAAGTGGTTTGTTCGTATGGCAATTGTTCGCTTTTCAAATTTTGTTTCCCGTGACATTTTCTGCATAGGGGTACCATCATTCGAATATACATAATTTCTTCTTCGGAAAATTCTTCATCCCCAAACCTTGCTACTCCTTGAGGTAATCGTTCTCTAATCAAATTCATTTCTTCTATTCTACTTTCACAACACGCCATTTTCTCTGTAAATACGTGATGGACAATGAATTCCATCCCATTCTCGTCTCTTGTTTTCTCACATAAAACACATTTATTTCCGAAGAAATTTCTAACATTCTTTTTTAACGATCTATTAAATTTTGGGCAATATGGAAGAAATGAAATACCACCTCTCCAATTAGATGATTTCACTCCACACTTTCCTGTATGGGACTTGCTACTTTTTATTTTCCTTTCCATAAGTTTTTCTTTTGATTGTAATGAATATGAAATTTTATTTGATTTTGATAGTTTTTCGCGTGTTGATTCTGATAGATGTTTTCCAAAATTTGGGTGATTTACACCGGTTTTCTTTTCACTCATTTTTTTCTTGCTTTCTTCTTTATGATGTTTTCCGAACATTGGATGGTTTATACCAGATATAGATCTGCTTATATTTAAGCGATGTTCCAATGTTACTATTTTCTTCTTTGCAGATTCGCTCATCTTTTTGCGTGTTTCTTCCGAACGCGGTGGGCGGGCTTTCTGTGCTTCACTCATTCTTTTCAATGTTTCTTCCCGCTTTATAGGATCTTTAGGCATTGGAGTCATTCTTTCTTAACACCTCTTACCCGTTCTTTGTTCCAAAGAGGTGAGTGACATTTGGGGCATTCCACTGGCTCCTTTTCACTACGCGGAAACCACTTATGAAAACAGCGATTACATTCTTTTTGTGTTACTATCATATAAACATATAGTGTGTTATACTATATAAAGTTTTTGGTTTAAAAAAAAGGTTAAATAAATCTCACTTGCGCTGCCACGGCTTAAGCTTCTTTTCTCCACCCACTGCCGCACTTGTAACGGCGGGGGTTTTATCCGTAATATCCTTCAGTTCTTTTCCGTCAGTACGAGAATAACCACGAATATTATTCTTATCCTCAAATCCATTAGATCCCGCACGAATACCCACGCTGATCACGAGTGGCTTTCCATGCAGTTCCGCGCTATCCTTCGGATGAAGAACACCGGTTGCGCGGCAAATCGCAGAAAGCGCGCGCTGTGCGATTTCAACAGTCTGTGTATTGGAGTTAACGAGATTGAGCGCGTCAAAAATTTTTCGTCCCTTGAAGTCTCCTTCTGCTACCTCATATGTCAGCAACAGATATTTCCCGTCGCCTTTCTTCGTATCCTTCATTTCGCTGTCAACAATAATTGCCAAATAATCGTCGACGGGGATCGGGGTGAATTTTCCCATCGGGTCAACGACGTTGCTATCGAAGTTTAATTCAGTCATTTTATATCAGTCTCCTTTATTTATTTGTTTTATTCCTCTTTCTTTTCAACGGGCAGAAGTCTCTCCAACTCCGAATAATCCAGCGGAATTGACGGGGGAAGCCTATACCTGTTCTTTGCCTTAAACCCGGCGGAAGGTGTAAGATACATTACGCGCTCTCCAGTATCAATGGCACGGTTGCGTGTCTGGTTGAAACTTTCCTTCTCTGTGGTCACAAGTGTCTTGAGCGCGCAGAACCCTAAAATATCTGCATACTCTTCAACTTTAGCTGCAGCACGTTTATGCAACTTCAAACCATTCTGATCATATGCGGGGTGAATTGGATCTTCAATCTTTACAACCGCTCCATGTGCGATCATAATAACAACCATATTCTTTTCATCGCGCAAACGCGTCATGATATTAAGAAGGTCTGCCCATTCTTTAGAAGCCTCCACATATCCACGCCCGTATCCGGGTTCCTCAATTGAAGAGACATGGAGACGCCCACATGTTTTTTCCCACACAAGTGGTTCGCACCAATCAATCGAGTCCAATACCACAGTATTGAAATCGTGATCGTCTTTAAGTAAAGACTCCAAAGCATCCATCACATCATCATAAGATTTTGCAAGGGGAAAATGCGGTACTTCAATATCTCCAAGTCCGTCTTCAGTGATAATAAAGATCGGATTTGGAGCAGACGCGCCGAATGTGGTTTTACCAATCCCGCTTGGGCCATAAATCACAATGCGGGGCTTCTTCGGAGAATTCTTACTGATACTTTTTAAATCAATCACAATAGATCTCCTTTCGTTTTGTTCGTTTGTCGGTTCATTACGGTCGGATGCGCAACGCATCAAATCGCGTATTAGTATAGGACGCGTTAGTATAAATAAGTTGTGGTTAGCGGGGGTGAAGGTTATCCCCAACTCCTATGCTTCTCGTGAATGCTCTCGTTCCCGTCATACTCATCAATTTCCCAATCAACCCCGTCGGGGATTTCTACAATGACAAGATCCGCGTGCATTCCAAACGATTCTTCACCCATCTCTTTAACAATCTGAACGAGTATAGGATCGTCTCGTGGGATGTCATTCGGATCGAAATAATTTTCATTCAAAACTTTTTCTGCATCATTTTCCGGAAGCGGGACTTTTGAATAGTGTTTAAGAACTTCGGGATTGTCTACAGTCGCGCGTGCTCTATAGACCTGTTTATAAGCGTCATCAATCCACGGATAAAGTTTAAATCCCTTAAACTCTGCATACCTCATCACCGCTTTGTAGGATAATCCGAATCCACCAAAGCGTTTGCTGATTACAATCTGCTGCATAAAATAGTATACGCGTTAATAGGTATTAAACCTTTCTCCTCTTACTTCTGACCGACTGACATACTCTACCGCCTAAAGGCAGTAGGTTCTATGGTTGCCTGACTTTCCGCAAGCAGCGCCGATGGGGATATCAGTGTTCCCCTCGCCATCATCTCTTTCTGACAGCGATTGACCAAGTCGTATTGACGCAACGCTATATTGAAAGCAGCGTTGACATCCGCATGGTCAACGTGCCCGCATACCGGACACTTGAATGATTTCCTGTCTCTTTGACCACGGGCACCACATCGGGAACAATCCTGACTGGTATATGCCGGATCAACGTAGAGGACAGGGACACCGAGCAGCTTGGCTTTGTATTCTACGAACTGTTGAAGTTGATAGAAAGACCAACTGTGCAGGGCATACTTGAACGAGCGATACTGTTTCTTGGTCTTTCGGATACCGCTCAAATCCTCAAAAACCAATGCTGCGTTCTGTTCCTTCGCCATTGATACAAGTTTTCTTGATACCTTATGGTTGAGGTCACGAACGATTCTGCTCTCTCTATCCTTACAATCCTTGAGTTTTCCGAACTCACCATCATGGGCAAGGTTCCGGCGGATTGAAGAATACTTCTTGTGGGTATGAATTGCCTTCTTCCCGAGCTTCGCAATCTTACCTGTCTCGGGGTTAGCAGCAACTGCGATGTGTCCAGTTGTATTCCGATCGACCCCAATGAAATGTTGAGGTGTCATCACGGGAATATCCTTTACCGTCACGCTGACGTAGACGTATTCATTGTCAATTTCTGCCTGATTGATTTTGACGAACTCGTAGGGAATGCAGTTCTCAAGATGAAGTTTTAGGCAGGGTATCCAAATCGAATTGGTCTCTTCAAAATACTTTATACCCTGACCCGGAACTATCAGATTGACATTATGAACTTCCTTGATTGTTTTCTGATGCCCGTACTTCTTCATCACCTGACAGGCAATGGCAGATGGCAAATCACCACGGATATCTTTTACAAAGGTTGTGTTGGGGGATTTGATTTTGTTCTTCACAGTGAATACTGCAACGTCAAACGCAAGGCGTAGTAATGGCTTCATATTCATATCATACCGAATTTTAAACGTGAGTATACTCATACGCCTTTCTGCCCCTCAATATATCTCATCACGGTCTCAAGGCTGACAGCACCGCAGGTTGATACAAACTTTCCCCTTGTCCAAAGGGTTGGTAGCCTGCTTACAAGAGAGGGAAACTCTTCCCTGATGATGTGGGACGTTTTCCCCTTAATCCTTGCAATGACATCTGTCACACATTCTGTTGGAGGGATTGATATCAAGAGATGAACGTGATCTGGCATTACCTCACACTCAATCAATTGATACTTCATTTCTTCTTGTAGAGAGACAAACAACTGCTTGAGACGAATGTCTACACCGCTTGTTAGCACGGGTCTCCGATACTTCGGGCAGAACACAATATGATATTGACAAGAGTATACTGCGTGTCCATCGTGAATGTATTTCTTTTCGTGCTGTTCTAACTTCATACTTACTCTATATGTTAGTTTGATATATATTTAAGGCTTGCGCTTGATAGGATTGAAAAGGGGAGATTCATCCCCTGCCTAAAGACAGGGGTTTTCTCTCACCCAAGCATAAATATATTATATCTCATCCTATTTATATCTTTTGACATCACTACAATCTCTTTCGCAAACATTTATATACTATTAAAACATACGATGTTTCTATGTTGACGTTGGAACAAATTATAACGGCTCTCGGTGATAGGAATTGGAAAAGAGTATCAGAAGGGGCGGAGGTGAATTATCAGACGGTGTGGAAGATTGCGCGCGGTAATGCTGGAAACGTATCTTATGAAACCGTGAAGAAATTATCAGACTATCTTGAAAAGAAACCGGGTGAATAAATGTATGAATCTGTGCCACAAGAACTTAAGTCTCTGCCTAACTGGGTAGGGTGGAAACTCGAAACCCGTGATGGTAAGCCAACAAAAGTCCCATATTCAAAAACCAATGTAAAGGCTGCAACAGATAATCCTTCACACTGGAGAAAATTTGAAGATGTTTGCAACATCATATCTTCAAAAGAAAAAGGCATTGGATTTGTATTTGACGGAAATGGTATTACTGGAATAGACTTAGATTATTGCTTCAACCTTGATGGAACCATTCTTGCAAAATTTAAAGAAGTATTATCTACATTAAATAGCTATACAGAAATTTCTCCTAGCGGAAATGGATTACATATATTTATAAAATGTAAAGAGATACCATATTATTCAAGAGATTTACCAACTGATGAATACCCAGAAGGCAAAGAACATTTCGGGAAGAAAAAGAACAATTTGGAAATTTATTCTAAAGTAAGATATTTTACTATTACAGGAATAAGATGGAATGGTTGCCCTCCAGATATTAAAGAATACACACTTGAAGAAATTTATAGGGTGTGTGATTCGATATTGAAAATATCAAGAGATGATAAACAAACAACACCCATTGTTCCAACATCAGCGCAATTATCAGATGACGAAATAATAAATATTGCTTCAAAAGCGCAAAACGCACAAAAGTTTGATTCGCTGATGTCTGGTTCAAAATCAGAATATAATAACGATGATAGTGCAGCAGATATGGCACTTGCTTCACTACTCTCCTTTTATTCTGATGATCCCAATCAGATCGAACGGATAATGAGACGTTCCGGGCTTCGGCGCTCCAAATGGGATAATCACAAGACTTATTTAAAGTCAATGACTATTCAAAAAGCTATTCGTGATTGTACTGCGCGTTATGACCCGAACAGGTACGGGAGCGTGGAAGAGGGGAAGGAGATATTTAAAAATATGGTTGTTAATACACAGACTTTTATTAAGAAAAAACAAAAACCGCAAGAAGGAAAAACGACCACTGTTGATAAGAAAGATAATTCTATTCTTGTTCCTATAAAACCAATAACGGAAGAAGAATTGGAAAGAATAAAAAAGTCGCTATGTGATGATCTACCACCATTCCCGCAAATTACACATCCACTATTTAAAAAGTGGATGGAAGTTGGGGGGAGGTTGATGTATTCCCATAAGTCTTACCACTTCGGAAATCTTTTAGCAATTGCATCTATGGCACTAGGAAGATATATTTCCGTTTTAATTTCTACAAAACATATTTACACCAATTGTAATGTGATGTTAGTTGGAACGAGTACAATATCTGGGAAATCATTTTCTTCGGATACGGCAATAAATGAATTTGGTGAACCGGTAACAAGTATCCCACCAACAATATTAGACTCAAAGGATAAAACGGAATTAAAAAGAAAATCAATTAGTAATCCAAGACTTATACAAGACATGAGTAATACAAATAACGTACTTTGGTATTACGATGAAGCAAAAGAATTTTTTGATGACTGCGGAGATCGTGGGTGGAATGCTCCAATAATCGGAACTTTATGCACTGCATATGATGGTGGTGTGCTTGAAAAATCGTTATCTAATGCAAATACTAAAAAAGATGGTGTAGATAGAAAATGGATATGTGAAAACCCATTTTTGAGTCTGTTATTCAATATGACAATCACACAATTAAAAGAAGCATCCACGCCGAAAATATTGAGTAGTGGATTTCTATTTCGTTGGATGTGGTTTGTTGAAAACGGTGGAGAAAAGAAACGAAATGTTAGTGCTTCCGAACAAGATATGAAGGAAGTTAATGAAATAAAAAAGGAATTGTGTGATGTATGTGCTGCATTAAAGAAATTACATCCAGATGATATATGTTTTACTGTTAATGATAAAATTGAACAGTGGTCGCTAGATATAAGTAAAACAAACAATGATGAAAATTTCCAATCGGCTACAGGAAGGGGGGTTATTCATATATATAAAATAGCGATGATATTTTCTTTATTCGATAAAGAATTTCAAAAGAAAATATTCAACCAACCAAAATATCCGATAAAAGTAGAACTCGAAAATAAGTGGGTGGACGAAGCAATTAATATTGTAGAAAACTACTTACTTCCACGGATGCTTAAGGTTGTTGATTTTTCAGATAAGGTTGATATAAATAATAAACAACAAAGGGTTTTGAACGATTTAAAATCGGCAGGGGGTGTCGAGTTGCATTCAAAATTATTGAACAAAACCAAATTGGATGCATCAGACTTTAGAAAATCTATAAGCACTTTGGTAGAGTGTGAACAGATAGAGCGAACCGAATTACATGGGAAGTCTGCATATAAATTAAAAATCTAATTTAATACACGTTTAAAATTCTCTCAATTATCTTAGTTATCTTAATTCTCTCAATTCTCTCAGTTCTCTGATACTATTATATTTGTCTTCTAGGACTTTTTATTTTACCTCTATGATTTTGTGTGTTTGGAGATTGAGAAGATCAAATATACTCAGGAGACTCAGAAGACTCAGAGAATTATAAACCCGCGTATAGATAAGAACGCGTAATTTAAAATTGGTTTATTTAATAAATATTTTTCCAGTGGAAGTGTTAGTTTGTTAAATGTTTTCTTGTGGATATTACAAGAACGTATATATAATCTACACGAGAAAGAGTGGTTGTTAAAATTTCTTCCATTCCAAAACCCACTTTCCCGCGAATTTATTATGAATATGAACAAGTATTAACAAAACCCAAGATCCGCTATTCTTTGTGGAGGTATTGGGTCTGCAACGCGATGTTAAGCAACAAGTGCAAAAGCAAAAAAGATATTGGGTGGGCATCACGCCCACCTATTGTATGATGATTTTGGAGGTCTTGTTGTGTGGTGTGGTATTCTCTTACCTTCGGAATGTTTTAGGAGTGCCGAACCACTCCAAAAAATGGTAGATGTTTCTAGTTAATAAATGTTTCGGTTAGAGGGGAGAAAAGTATATATTGTTTAGATGCGTATAGAAATATAAGAAATGGAATGTTGAAAATGGTTAAAAACCTCGATGTAGCAAAAATGGTATTCTGTCCCGACCAAGAGAAGTCGGTGGAATGCGATGAATGCACTGGTTGTCCTTACTACCACGGGATGGGCGATCTCGACTTTACATTGAAGTGTGGGTTTGAGGATAAAGAGAAGAATGAGGAGCACGAGGAGGATGAATAATGGTATCCTATAACATCAACGACAAAGTGCGATTCAAACTCACGCCATATGGCAAATCGGTGTTAGAATCTCATTTAAAATCCGAACACGACCAGTATGGTGTTGATGCACACGAGTTGTATAAACCAGATTGTTGTGGAGACATTCGATTACATCTTCATGACTTCATATATGTGTTCGGGAAACATATGATGATGGGGTCGCCTCTAATTATAGAGAAGAACGAACTTGTATTTGTGGGGGAGTAAAAATGGTTGATAAAAACAAAGAAACCGAGTGGAAACATATTGCGGCAACTCGCAAGAAGAAACCGTGGGAACTAGATGGTTCAGATATTGCAACTATGAACAACGAAAACAACACATCGTGTTTATTTGAGTGGGTATGTGACGACCGTTTGGATGATTGTTGCGATGATACTCCACGTGTATGCAAAGTCATATCGGTAGATTGTCCCGGGTGCACAAGAATGTATATGGCGAATTTTAAACGATCTCTTGAACCGGTTGAGTTGCCAAAGAGGAAGGTGTAACAAACATGTCTCTAACAATCCCAGAAGACGATTGGCAACTCATCCAATCATTATCAGACCGCATTAAACACCGCGAGTGGGAACAGGAAGAAGATATCAGGAATCTTAACAATCTTCTTCATGCGCTACATGGTGAAGGGGTTCGTGGAAGCGAATATACATCAACAGGAAAACCTATGGTGTTTGTTGAAGGGAATTGGGTGGAGAGATAATGACTGAAAGATATGCTATCGATGAAAAACAAATCAATGTGCTTCGATTGGAATTGAGCCAGCATATTATAAGTGATCTTATTAAATATCCATTGTCTGAAGAGATTAAGAAGGCGAGAGAGGACATATTAAACCGAATCGAGGGAGAAGTATACTCAAGAGGAGAAGATATGAATGATGGAGAAGAGTGTCACTTTGTTGTTCGTGTTAGTGAAATGGATTCGGCAATAGAAGATCTCCGATGTGATAAATCATGATCCGCGTATACGCAGACTGGCAACCGGGTTATATGGGTGAGAAGGCTCCCACAAAAACCTTTAATTTTAAAACCCTCGGAGATGCACAACCAACAATAGATAAATGGAAGAATACCACCCGCACCGTGGTTGTTTCCGAGTTTGAGGAAAAGATAATCGCGAAGTATGTTTGGGGGAAGAAGCAGAAGGTGGTGGTGAACGATGGGTGAATTACATAGACATTACCAATGTGATAATTGTAGTGGGATAGATTGTGGGCAAGATGACCCGGAACGATATCTTGAGCAACAGTTCCATGATGAAGAGACCCGCGATAAACGAATACGGAATGAAACGCTTGACGAAGTGTATAAGCGACTTCATTTTATGGTAACAGATCCGATGCGACGGTCTCCGATTCTCACAAGTGATAATATTGAATGTCTCTTTGCAGAACTCCGAGAAATCAAGGGAGATAAGGTGAAATAATATGGATGCAACAACAATCGCATTTTGGTCAAGGATTAGACAAACGAGATCAGAGTCGTTAATAAATTCAAAAGCGGGCATAACCCTTTCCGAATTAAAAGAAAGTATTTATGAACCAGCATTCATGTTGGGATATAATACTGCTATCAAAGACATTATTGAAGGCAAATACCCAGAAATAATAATGGTGGTGGAATAGATGTTCTACTGTGAAGATTGTAGAAAGAAGAAAGGATGGCCAGAACGTTTCGGAACTTCATATGGCAGGTGTGAGATATGCGGAAACGTTGCTGTATGTTATGATACACCTTCATGTGATTTACCATACCCGTGTAACAAGTGGGGAGATTGAAGAACCATGTATAAATACATCACCATAACACCAAAAAATAAATACATCTTACCATATTTAAATACGACCGTCTCGTTCGAAAAATCATTCGGTGAAATTCAAGGACTTCTAATGAAGTTTGGATGTTCCGATCTGATTACCCGCCAGACTCCTTCTATGGTTCCTGGGAGTAAACTGCCATGCACACAGTATATGATTGGGTTCATTCAAAAAGGAAATCACTTCTTGATTGAATTCCCCATCTTCATAGTGCCCATCGGTCGCAACCACGAGAAAGAAGTCAGGATGAATATCAGTGGTCGTATAATGTTGAATAAAATAAAGGCACTTCTTGTGGGTGTTGAAATGGAATTTCTTTCGTTCGAGCAGGCAATGATGCCATTTCAACTTATCGCGGGCAGAGATGGAAAATCTGTTACCATTTTGGATTTTGTTGATGAAAACAGAACTGCGATTGCAACTGGAGGGAACGTGTTTATGTTGGAGAGTGGGGGAAAGTGACATTTGATATAATTTTGACAATGCCATTAACACCGGGACAATTTGTGGTGGTTGCGCTAATAAATTTTTTCTCCATTGGAGCCCCTCAGATGTTTTCTATGGCAAACTGGATAGTTGGTAGTGCACTTTTAATTACGGTCGTGGCTTTAATATTCGCTGCATTTGTTATACCAGCAATCCTAACTGCAATGCCTCCACCCCCGTTACCAATGCAAAATACATTATATACCACTCTTCACCCAGAAACGTGGTTTAATATTATGGTGGTGTGGCCATAATGACCCCCAACCTCACCGAAACCGACTACGGCACTCTCGTGCTAGCATTAAGCAAGTGCCGCTTACTCAATGATATTGTGGGAGATGGCAAATTTAAACTCTGTGTCATCTCACAGGAACACATTAAAGAAGCCGCTCAAAAAGGATATATCACTATGGTTATACCATTTGGTTTTCCGGAAATGAACGATGAAGAGGTAAGTGAACTTATGCAGAAGTTGCAGGATGGGCAAGCGATTGCGTGGTTGAAAAGGCAGAGGGTGGAATAAATGACAGATCCAAAACTACTAGACTCCGGCCAAGTAACCGAAGATGCCTTCACCGAATACTGGTGGAAATTCCAATGTGATTGTGGAAAAGAAATCTACGAATCAAGTTCGTTCTCGGTTATAGGAAGGGGGAATATAATACACTGTGGTGCGTGTGGTAAGGAATATACCCTCATGAAGACATATGTAAGTGGGGACGAGAAACATCCATGAACCTTCATACGTGGCGCAATGATCATGAAAAATGCCACTATCGCAATCAAGAGTGTCAGTGTAAACAGACCACGAAGACGTGCAAGTATGAGAATTGTCCGGATAGGGGAGATGATTATTAATGACCGCGCCATCTCTTGTAATCATGATGCTCAAATGCATGTATGATCCGGAATATGAAGCATTATATTGGCAGTTTGAATTCGCAGGAGAGTGGTATCAGGCGCATTATGGAATTAAGCACAAAGAGTGGTTTAGATGATGAACTTACCTATTCACGATCCCGCGTTTTGCCCCTGTGAATTGCGGTGGGAAACATGGGTAAACGACGAAAAGATAATAACTATAACCTGTTCGCTCGTGTGTTGTTTTGATAATAACCGCAATTGTAGGGTGAAAGATGGATCGCTTCCAAATAAAAGCGCGTGATATGAACAAGCGAATATTTCAATTTCATAAACCAACGGGCATTTGAAAAGAAAGTGCCGGGTTAAAGGGAACGCGGGGTAAGTTATTTATAGTTTGAATACGTATATAATTATAGGAGAATGATATTATGACCGATTATATTCCAAGTATTGAAATGAACGTGCAAGATGGCTACGCAGATATTGATTTCACGAACCCGGAAAATGGATTTTGTGAGACCACATTACGTATGAATCCGCACGAACTTATTATGCTTCGGGACTTGCTCAATAAGCACTTTCCCGTGGGTTGTGAACCGGAATGACTTCGATAAGAGAATGTGTCGACAAGAATGGACTATATATTCCAATAAATGTTGTGAGGAGATTAATAGAAGTGAGAAAATGATTCATGACAGTATCCTTAAAAAACTAGTGGACAAACAAACCACCGACTTCAACAACGGTGCACCGGAAGAAGTCTGTATACAGAACTTTGTGGATATTGTGAAGAGACAGAAGGAACTTATGGAGAAGAATAAATAATGAGATACTTTTGTGCGATGGTGGATGTAGACAACACCCTTTTTGATTTTGCCACGCCATTATATGAAATGTTTAAAAAAGATGGGATGGACATTCCCCCGGTATCAGAATGGAATATATGGGATTATTTTTACCCATATTATATGACCAGTAAAATAGCACATGAATATTTTAATGAGGTTCATTCTCACCAATTGGAATATGAACCATTTGAAGATGCTCGTGTGTTTCTTGAGAATTTGATTAAAGACCGCGCGGTTGTTATCGTATCACATAGGAGACCGCATCAATGCGCGGAACTACGAAAGTGGCTTAATGA